AACGCCGTCAACTCATTTTCTTAAAAGCTCCTGGCGGCTGGGAAATCCACATTTGCTACCCCGGATGTGGGCCGATGCCGCTCAGCTTTGCCCAGGCCAACGTACTAGCACGCGTGCTACGCGCTGCGCGAGGTGGCGACAACGAATGACGCTCGACATTGCTACGGTGCGTCTCACCCGACAGAAGATGAATGCCGGGATTTGGGCCTGTGCAGGTATCACGATGTCGGCATCGGCCATCTCCGGCGTTACGTCTTTCTACACCCTGCAAAATGATGGGTGGGGCATCGCCTCAGGCGCTATGACAGCTCTGGCCGTAGACGTCGCGCTGTGGGTGGTGCTCACGGGAGATCACCTGCTAGAGCGCATCGGCCTGACGTCGGGACCGTGGGGCCGAGCACTGCGCTGGGGCACCGCAGCGATGTCTGTTGTCCTCAACTGCCTTGCGGCCATCGTGCTGCCCATCCGGGTGGTGCTGAAAATTCCGCTGATCTTGGTGCACGCGTTCGTGCCCTTGATCATGGTCGGATTGGCCGAGTACCGCGGCGAGTGTGCGCGGGTGATCACGCCTGTCGAGGTTGCGGCTCTTGCTGAAGAAGAGGCCCGCACGCTGGCAAAAAATACCCCGATCATTGCTCCATCTGAGCGGATCTCGGAAGAGCGCCGGGGGCCGACTGCACGCGGCGACCTAGAAGAGCAGCAGGCGCTGCTTGCTCCTGAGCTACAACGCTCGTTGGGGGCTAGCCCCCCACCTACAACGGTAACGCCGTTTCCTGCTCGCCCACGCTCTGACCAGCGGAAACTTAGTTTCCCCGATCGCGGGCAACGCTCTGACCAGCCAGTTCCCACGCCGACCACCTCAGCACCTGCCCGCCGCTCGGACGTACGCGACACCGCATTTGCCTGGCTGGATCGACACCACAACGCACAGACCACGGCCGCCAAGCTGGCCGAGGGCATCAACGGCAGCCCGCATACCTGCAAGAAACTGCTGGGTGAGTGGCGCAAGAATCGTCAAGAGGTGGCGTCATGACTATTACCGACCTCAACCAGCCCAGCCCGGCGCCACCGCCGGACGATGACAAGCCTCCTACGCGCTGGCGCGCGTGGCTTCGGCGATTCGAGCGCGCACAGCCCGATCCTGAATACCCGGATGTCGTAAATTCCGAGGTAGTCAAATGGGAAGCCTCGTCCGACGAAGAGCCGAAGGGTTGGGCCTGGGTAGACAAGCACGCTTTGACACTGCCAGATCGGCGATACGTCAAGGCCCGCCTTCAGCATGCTGCACCTAAGGTGCCCGGCATCCTCATTAACTGGGCTTTTATCAAGGCGCCCAAAGGCGTTTGGACAGAAGTTGTCCGGCCAGTGTGGTGCGGCTGTGGCAAGTGCGTCGTGGCCTACACCAAGTGGGTTACCGCGGTGCACCTCGATGCTGCGCAGCAAGTAGCTGAGGGACCTCTTAAGGCTCGCACACTGGCTAGTCGGCACAAGAGCCACGGTTATCGCATCTGGGCTTCGATTATCGCTGTTCTCGTGGCCGCGGGCAGCATGGCTTATTTGTACATTGCCAACCTTACTTATTTCTGGGCTGTCCTTATTAGTCTAGTGGTTATCCTCGATCTGATCGGCCGTGCTGGGGTCGAGAAGAAAACAGAATTCACCCCAGTGTACCGAGAGCCGCTACGGGAGGGCATGCCTTATAAGCAACTGACGGATTCGATCCAGTCAGCTTTTAACGAGATTGTGGGTATCGACGGTGGCAGTCACCCGCTGGTACGGGTGGATGGTATTTGTACCTATGATTTTGATCGTGAGGAGTGGATACAAAACCTCTCCACCTACCAGGACATCACGGAGGCACATGTTCGCTCGCTTGAGCGGTCTATCGGTGCGGCGCTGCGCTCAATCCGGGTACTTGACGTGCCCGCGGTAGCGACTCGCCGAATCCTGACCATCAAGCATGGCGATCCGTTCACGGACGTTCCTATCGCACCTTGGGTGCCGACGAAATCCAAGTCGGTGATCGAAGGGTTCCTCCTCGGCAAGTCTCAGACCAAGATGCCATTCCGGGTGCACTTCGCTGGGGTGCATGTTGGCATTGTCGCCAAATCGGGTGGCGGTAAAAGCGAGGGTCTCGTCAGTGCGGTAATCGAAGCTATCCTTGCTTGCTACAATGCCGTAGCTGTCGGTATCGACCTTACCGAGGGGCCGCTGTTCCCGATCTACGGTGACTGCATTCAGCGGGTGGCCTACACCCCGGAGGATGCCGAAGCTTTGCTTGATTGGCTACTCGGAATCATTAAGCGTCGGGCCAAGATCTTGGGTGATATTGCGCGAAGCGATGACCCCAATTCTAAGGGCCGTGAGTGGAATGCTCACCTGGCCGAGTTTTATAACGAGCCCAGCATTCACCTCATCATTGATGAGATGCCTCAGGCTACGAAATTCAATGGACAGCCGAAGGGTACTATTGATTTGGCGAGCAGGATCGAGATTATCGCCCGGACCGGCAGCAAGCACTGGGTTACCTTGGTGACCGCAGCACAGAAAACCGGCAAGTCCGACTCGGGAACCACAGGCATCTCCTCACAGATGATGGCTTGGCTCGTCGGGCCTTGCACCCAGGACGACGCTAACGAGATCTTCTCTCCTGATCTGCGTCGGGCTGGCTGGGCACCGAACCTGCTCAAGTCGGCAGTTCGAGGACAGGCCAAGAATGATGCCGGTCGTTGCTATGTCAATGCCGCGGGATTCGACCCGGTTGTTTATTGCAGCTGGACGCCTATGCCAGAAGACGAAATCAAACGGCGCCGGGCTCGTCGGCTGGCAGATGGACTGCCCCGCATCGGCGACGGCAGCGGCAACTCCGGCGGCACTGTAGACGCTCAGGTAGTGCCTAACACCCTCTCGGCCTTGGCCGCCGCACTGGACGACATAGATCCGGTGGACGGCAAGCTGCCCAGCGCGATGGCCGCTGAGTGGATCACTGAGAACTGCAATGAGGAGATCGACGCTACGGAGCTGGCCAAGCGCCTGCGGGCCGAGCTGGGCGACAAAGCACCCAAGGCCAAGAGCATGCGCAACAAGCTTCGAGGCAATTGCAGCTGCTACACCGCCTCAGACATCAACGTTGCCTTGGAGGCGTTGTGAGGGGTTCAACGTCCGGCTCAACGGTTGAGGTCATGTTGAGGGCTCTGAGGGGTCTGTTGAGGGGTCATGTTGACCCCACCGCGGGCACCGACAACCCCCGGTGTGTCCGGGTTCGTCGCGCCCCGATGCGGGGCTCCAAAACCCCTGCCGAGGGGTCATCAACAGAAGGGGTCATGGGGTCATGCATCTGTGGGTAGGGGTCTTGGTGCTCTTGGTGGCATGGGGTCTTCATCTCTGGTGGAAACCCTTTGTGACCTGCAAGCACTGCGAAGGGGTCAAGCGAGACTACGCCTCGGACGGGGTCCACTTCAGCGAGAAGGAGTGCTTCTGGTGCTACCAGAACGGCTACCGCTACCGATGGGAGTTGAGGTGGCTGACCCTCTTCTGATGACCCCACAACATGACCCCCTGTCGAGCTTGACAGGCACCAAGTGTCCGGCTAGGGTCATGGTAGGAAGTTAACATGTTGAAGACGGGAGAGGTCATGAAGCTCAAAACGCCGGTTACCGCCCATGCGGTAGCTCGTAAAGCTGAACGCCGGATGATCACCGCAATTAGTGCATTCGGTCTCAACGTCCGGCATCACGCGGTCAACGCGCTGGACGTACTGCGCTTCTCTTTCCTCTACTTCGGCCTCAACGTCCAGCCCTGGAAGCGTGGGGTCACCTGGGTTTGTCTCGTCCTCAACCTGACCCTCGCTTTTGCGCTCGCCAGCCAAGGCAACCTCATTGCGTTTGTCGCAGTCTTCGGAGTCTGGTCGGCCACCAACTACCTACACAGCACCAGCCCCCGGCGGTCCAAGTGACCACGCTTTGCCCTCCTGGCAACCACCCGGTTGACTTCACTTACCGCGCCGCGCGCTGGCCGGTCTGCTCGCCAGACGTGCCCGGCAACGGCCTTCCCTGGGATATGCCGACCGTGCTGTGTGCTATCGGAGCCCTCCTCATTCTGGGCGGCTTTGCTGCCTACCTCGGCTACCTAATGCACACCGATCGGAAGAGGATCGAGCCGTGAACAACCTTGGCATAAAAACCCTGGCCATACTTATTCTCCTCTTCGGCTCAGTTTCAATTGAACTTCATACGCTGGGTTCGAGCAGTACTGTAATTGGTCTGATATCTATTACTTGTGGGGCCGTTATGATAGTTATCATAGGAGACTGAGCCATGATTAAAGCGCTAGCTCTCAGTGAAGATAATCGGGTGTTCAGGGATTGGGCAGATCCGGCCCCCAACTGCATTCAAGGCGTGTCGGTAGCTGCATATACCGATGGGGGGCTTGCGGTAGTGACAATCGGATTGTGTGAAGCTCGATTCACGAGCCCGGCTAAATTGCGCGAGTTGGCTGCTGGCCTCTTGGCCACAGCGGAGCGAATGGAGGAAGACTAATGAAAGTACGCGCTGTCATCGAATGGGATATTGATCCGAGTAAATGGGTTGCTGCCGCCGCAAATGAGCGTGAAATCTATGATGATGAGATTGACCTTGCTGATCACGAGACTATTGCCATACGGGCAACTGAGTACTGCAATGCTGAAGACTTCTTGCCCCGCTGGGCTCGTGATGCTGTGCGCGTCGTTAGTGGCGAAATCAAGATTGCGGACGATATCGATAGTGGCGCGGGCTGTATCTGTGGCGGTAAATGGTGAAATACCGCGCGGCTTTAATCTAAGTCGTGCAAGTGTGGGACATCCAAGAAAGAGGACTGATTCACATGGCAGACAAGATTCGTAACATCCTGCAAGTGGTTAATCCCCAGGGGATGTACGGGGTTATCGTTGTCGAGCGCGATAGAAGCAGCAATGTGCTTTCTGTAACTATCACCTCGGTAGATCCCGACAACAGCACCGTTGATGTTGAGAAGGGCACTGTACAGGATGTGTGCGACATCGAGACGCGTAAGCATCCATCCGTCTGGGATTTCAATACAGCGGAGGCTCCCAGCAATGTCTAGTGTTGCTAGTTTTCCGACTCCCGGAGAAGAGGAGTCCGGCGCCGAATATTGGGAGCGCGTGCGTCAGCTAGACCGGCCGTTCCCTTGGGATACCGACAAATCACTACCGCCGGGGCCGGTCATCATCTTAGAAGAGTGGGCGACGCGAGATTCTAACGGCGACTACTGGCCAGGTGATGAAGGAGTGGTGCGTATGGCTGCGGCAAAGACAGGCAGCACTGTGGTGCGCCAGATCCGTTGGCGGTCTACCGGACCATGGGAGGCGGAGGAATGAGTGTGGTACCTCCGTTAGGTGCAGAATCAATTTTGAGCAAAATGGTTGTTCGCAAACAGTATTTTTGTGATGCGGGTATCCATGCTTATGAGACGTATATATCCCTCGACGGTTACCTAACTGATAAAGAACTTCGGTGGCTTGAAGTTTTCTATCAGAAATTGGGGCGGCCGTGACCGAGTGGTGTCTAGTATCTACCCATCATTGTTGGCACTTTGTCTGGTGGGTAGGTTTCATTTACACCACGCTAGTTGTGTTAATTGTCATGGCAGGTTGTCAAGCGGCTAGGAGGTTTACCAAATGATGGGCCACGGGCACGGCAGTTTCAACCTGGCGGTAGGGCTCAGCGTCGGTGATGCTCTGTCTCTACCGCCAGCTGCCACGATTGCCCTTGGCCTCGCCAGCGCCGGGGCCGGTCTTCTGCCGGATATTGATTGCGCGGGCAGCACCGCGGCTACGGCCTTCGGCCCGTTCTCGAAGATGGCTCACTACGGCGCGATCGAGCTGCACAACGTCGTCTCGGCCGCGATCTCGACAGACCAGCACGAGCACGGCGCGCACCGGGGCCTCACGCACTGGTGGCCGTTCTGGGTGGCCTGCGGGGCAGCTGTGTGGGCGGCCAGCACCTTGAGCCCCTGGGTTGTGACCGGCGTGCTGGCCTTGCTGTTCGCACTCGCAGCGCGGGGCTTGACCATCCCCGATCTGCCAGCCGAGACGCAAGGACGATTTGATGACTCGCCGCGCCACCACCTGATGATGAAGCTCGCCTATGGCCTGCTCAACCTCAACCCCTTCACGCTCTTGATGCGGCGCGGTCGCAAGCACGTAGCCAAGTCACGCCGATACGGCTGGGGCTGGCTGGGATTCCGGTTCAGCACCGGGAAATTGCTCACTGCGATAGCGGCAGCGGCTTTAGCTTATGGGCTTACTGTGGCTGGCGCTGTGACTGTCCTCGCTCCGTGGATGGGCCTTATCGTCGGTGTTGGAATGCTTCTACATTACGTCGGAGACTGCCCGACTCACATGGGAGTGCCCGGCGCTAAGCTTCACCATATCTGGAAGCTGCCTTTCTGGGCTTCGTTCTACGCTGGCGGGCCGTTCGAGATCATGGCTATTTGGTTCTCCCTCGGCTGGCTCAACATCGCTCTCATTCCGGGACTGCTCAGCCACCAGCACGAGATGACGGTGTTGTTTTGGGTGAGTCTGGTACTCGGATTCCTAACCGCTATCGCGGTTGTGGTCGAGGCAACCAAACGTAAAAGATACGCAAATTAAAAGAGAAAGGTAAAAATGTCCCATTACACAAGCAACACACAAGCTTTCTTCGTAGGGTTGGGAGTCAAACGTTCGGTAACCACACTATGTGGTCTTATTCTTGATGAAGCCGAGGATCAGGGCTCTCCTTCTGGAGGTAATCACGCTACTTGTCGGGAATGCCGACGCAAGAACGGAGAAAGAAATTGACAGACAGTAAGGTCGCCGAAGCTTTGATCGAGCTGCTAAACCAAACGGGATACAAACGCCTAGAAATATACCGGCCAACTCCTACTGCTCAGGTGGATGGGTACTGCGTTCGTGGCGATGGAACATCGTGGTATTTTCAAAAAATGGAAGGAGAAAGGACTTGATACGAACTACCCTGCTTTGGGGCATCTCTATCGGGATATTGCTATTGATCGGATGTGTGGCCAAAAACGAGTACGACCCTACTCAGTACGCACTACCGGCTGTAGCTATTCCTTGGATGCTGGTGTGCATGATTATCTACTACACATTTGAACCGACGCATGGAGGGAGGCATCACCGTTGATCAATCCACTAGACCGGTACCGGCCGCCTCAGGATCCGGTATCCGCGGTGCCGCTCACTATGATTGTCAATGGTGAGCAGTACGTACTTGCCTCGGCTGGTCAGCAACGAAGTGGAGAGCTGGCCGTCCAAGACAACAGCTTGCAGCACCGTTTGCCGCAAGGTGCTTTCAATTACAACGGTGAGCCACATGTTCTAACACCCACAGGTGTAATGCCCTACAGTGCGCCGACCCAATCCTCAACCATCTACCCATTGTGGATGCGAAGCGCCTACACGCGGGGTCTTGGGCTATTCGGGGCTGCCGCAATCGTAGGGGTTATTTTCATTTGCCTGGGTATCGCACTGTATGCCGTAGTTACCGCGGTTATCGCGAATGCGTTTGCTATCGGTATGACGCTGGTAGCCATAGTAGTCGGGGGTTTCGTATTCCTCGGCGCTTTGACTAAATCTAGGCACGGTTACGATCCGAGAAGGAGGTAAAGAATCGATGACTTCTCTTCAGCCAGGCGGCTTAACCGAGGTCACTATCACTCCCCGCGGTCGGACGAGCGCGACGCTCGAAGGTCGTTGGGATGATATCTATGTCACGCTGATCAACATCAAGAATGATGGTCGGTTGGTGCCTTACGCACAGGCGCCGGTAGATATCGCAGACGGCCGAGTACGTGTCGAGGTGTTTCTCAGACCAGCGGAGTTTAGTGTTCCCGCGGCTACGAAGACACCGCGGAAGACTCGAAAGCTGCCTAGGCTGTCTCCAATAGCTTGGGTGCGGATCCGCTGGGCTTTGGTTGCCGCTGTAGGTACCGGGGCGGCTGTAGGTGTGGTGCTGGGCGCCATCGCGCTCGTTGAGGCGGTAGCTGCGCTCGTGGCTATGTGGGCCTTGCCCGCACTCGTGCTCTTGGTCTTGGTGAGCGGCATCGGGATAGCTCTGGGGAAGGGCTACCAGACAGCCCCTCAGCACGTTGAGCCGGACGTTCACCCGCCGGGCTTCGTGGCGCCTACGGTCCGGGCTGCCAAGCCGCCCACGCCTGCTACAGAGCTAAGGCGCCATCACTGGCTCACCGGCAAAGAACTGAAGCAGCCAGTACCTCAGACGGATCCGATCGAAGATCCAGAAGATAGGGCCGAGGTCCAAGCTGAGGCTGCCGACGTCCGGGCTGAGCGTTATTACTGGTGGGGAGGGCTTAAGCCTGAGCACCGGCAGACTGATGATTTGACTAGCCGTTGGCTGGCCAGGATGCGGGATCCTAATTCTGAGCAATCTATTGGCAGATGGCAGGGTGTGCACACCGATCCAAGTCTTGCCACCTTCGAGCAGGACATCCATAGCGAAGCTAAGTGCGCTGTGAGCTGGTTGCTGCAAGAGGTAGATCCGAAGGGCTGGAAGCCTAAAGATAACCGAGGTGACAGGCACGGGTCTTGGTACACCGTCAATGACAAGTACGGAAAACGACTTATCAAGGATGTCATTGATATGAATGATAGAGGGGTGCGCCTAAATAAAATCGCCGATTACGTCGAACGCAAGACAGGAGAATAGCTGATGGAGAAGATAGGAAAGGTAATCGGGCTACTGATCGTGTTGTGGCTTGGCTGCATGGCACTCAACCTGGCTTCGTGATGTTTGGGTTTTTACTCGGAGGCCATAGTGCAAAGCAGCCACCTCCCGGCAGTTACGGGCCGCCAACTGGTGAGGTAGACCACCAAGCTGCTGCGAATATGGCACGGCACTATCGGGATTATCCCGCGTGCACAGGTGCTTGGGCAGAGTCGGGATTCTGGGGAGATAAATGCTATCACTGCGGAAGGGGTATCTGAGATGCCTGATCTCTTCACTCCTCCGCCTCCTGACAACCTCGGCCGCCGGGCAGCTATTGCTGAGCTGCGGGCTTTGGCCTCCATATTTCGCGGCAAGCAGGTCGAGAGCACATCTCTAGTTATGTCTACCTCGCTTGGGTGGTGCGCGGCACGGGCCGAAGATCGTATCGAAGAGCTAGAGCAAGGTGGCCAGCTGCATATCTAGTGTCACCCGTTTGGGGTATTGCCTGTCGAGCTAGACAGGCCGTACTGTCGAGCTAGACAGGTTGAAGGAAACGAAATCAGGGAGTCAGGGAAATGTCCGAAGAGACCACAGCTACAGAAGCCCCCTCGCGCCGACGTTCATACAAGATTTGGCACCTGACCCGCAAGGATGACTACGGTCACGGCACAACGGGCGAGTTTGTGATTGTTGCTGAAACTGAGCAGGCCGCGCGTTTCACGGCCAGTGATGCCGCCGGTAAATCGGATCGGCACGTTTGGTTGGACCCGCGCATCTCGCATGTGCAGTTGCTGGGCAAGACCGAGCTTGGTGCCTATGACAAGCCCACAGTTATCGTCGCGGTTTACCATGGAGAGTAAACTCCCTCACAACCTAGAGCCTGGCCATTACCGGGTTTTCCATAATGGCCAGCACATAGGTTTTATCAAAGTGTGTGGCATCTGGTCGGATGGTTGTGATCTCATGGATCTTTTTAACGGCCGAGAGATCAAGACCGGCGATAGCGTCGAGTATAAGGCGGTAGAGCTGTGACGGACGCACAACGGTTTGCCGTCATCGAGCAGCATTTTCGCACAGACCATTGTGTGCAGAGCTTTGATGCGGGCTGGCTGATCAGCAGAGTCAAATTGCTAGAGCGAGAAATCAGCTTCTATCGGCCGAGTGAGATAGCCGAGGCTCTGGCCCAGGAGAGTGCTTCGGTTTAAGCAGCAGGCGCCCGGACAGGGCCGACTGGCTTGCTGCTGAGGGCGAAGACGAAAGGCAAGGTGAGACCGATGCGACCGGGGGCTAAAGACCCCCAACAGCCCCGCTCAGCGGGGCACCCACGCTGCCGCGGGTAGATAGCCTGAATCACGTAGCAGGAACGCCATGTTCGACTCTGGCGGGCAGCTCTCCTGAAAGGAAGGAAAGGCAATGAGTCACAGAGACGAAGCTGAAGGTTTACTCAGTCTAATCGAGATTAATGAAGATACGACCACAGACCCGCATGTGATAGCTGCTATGGCGCAGATTCATGCGATATTGGCCCTTGTTGATGCCGTTCAATCTAGGTAGAGGAAGGAAGGGCAATGAATAAAGCTGATTGGGAGATACTGGCCTACGACATCTCCGACCTGCTCAGCAGGAATGAGTACCCTATCGACATTTGCGAGACATCCATTTTGCCGAATCTACCGGCGTTCATCGCTGCTTGTGAGACCACCCAGAGAGACTTAGATCAGAAAGAAGCAAATCCGTGACCCTTAAACCATCTTCGGATTTCATTAGCAAAATTCAATGGGAAGGCGGCATATCCGGAGCTATCGACTATGGTCTTGATGCCACGGAGTACGAACTGCCGGGCAGTGTCAAGGATGCATGGCGGCAACTGCGGGCCGTGGCCGCGACTTACCACACAGCGCAAGAGGAATTTGCCAAGATTGCCAAAGAGGCTGGTGTTGATCTGGACGACGAAGGAGACGACGAGTGAGAACTATCAAACGTGGACGGCCTGATTACGCAGCTGAGCGCGCCCATCATGTCGAAATAGCAAACCTCAATCTTGTGGCTGAGAACCCCTCGGCTGCTACCGCGGCAGCGTTGCTGGCCCTCGAAACCCAATTTGCTCGAATCGCTGATGCCATCGAAGGCTTCCTTAAGTTGGCTAAGGATGACGAGATCTAAATGGCTGAGAAGCAAACCTCAGACCAGTACCTTACGACCGTGACCGCACGGGCGCGTGAGCTGGCTAGGGCTGTCACGGAGTACCAACGCGCGTTGCTGGCAGCCCGGCAGGCAGGAGCCACCTGGCCTCAGCTGGCCCAAGCTCTCAACACGTCCGAAAGTGGCGCTCGCTGGCGCTGCAAGACCGCTCAGCATGGTGGAGAGATACACCTACAGCTGAAACCCCTCAATGAGCAAGGAGCAGGAGCATGAAGCAAGACATCAAAGCAGCTTGGCAAGTTAATCTCAGATCTGGTGAATTCGCACAAGGCAGCGGCCAGCTCCGTTCATGGGATAGTACCAAAAAAGTATGGATGTATTGTTGCCTAGGTATCCTGTGTGAGATGTCCGGGCTTGGTGAGTGGAAAGATGAAGAGCGAGATGGGCATCGTTTCTCCACCTACCTCGGCAGCAAGCATTACTTGCCTGATGAGGTAGCTGAGTGGGCAGGAATCACTCCGGTAAATTCTGTTGAGGAAAGTGTGCAGCAGCGCATAGGAACAATGAACGACTCCGGCGCCACGTTCCTGAACATCGCCGAAGCTCTCGACGCAACCCACGATCTGTAGAGGTTGAGATGCGAATCGAGCCGATGAGTATGGACGAATTCAAGAGGCGAGAGCTTGGCGGCCTTATGTGCACTGAGTTGGCTATCGAGTTGCGCATCCCCTTGATTGGCTGCCCGTACCCAAGCTGGTGCTACATAACGGCAGTAGTCGTGAGCCGAGAACCGCACCTATGGCACGGCCTACTGCCGACTGATGACGAATTGCGTGCTGTGGCTTCTTATCACCAAGCCTATCTAGATTACTGGTACAACCCAGGCTGGATAAAGCAAATGGCTGACCGGCCGTTTGATGTTGACGGAGCCGCCAACGGCCGGATCCTTATCAAATACCCTCATGGCGGCTGGGGCTACCGGAAAGCTTCCTGGCGAAGCGGCTGTGATTTCGTGCCGCAATGGGACGCCGAACCGCTTAGTTTGCTGGCTGTGCTCGATCGTGAGCAAACCACGGGTCTTAAGCCCGCGTCGCGGTGGCAGCAATGGAAAGGCGAGCATGCCGAGGTGTTCGCCGCGCTGAGGTCTTGATGCGGCGCCTCCTGATTACCGGCTCACGGTGGTGGAACAACTGGGCTATTCCCCAATTCGCTCTGTCGGCCGAGTGGCTGGTCACGAACGGCACGGCCGTGCTGGTGTCCGGCAACTGCCCTCCGAGGCCGGACGGCACGCCGGGGGCCGACTACATCTGTGAGTGGCTCTGGGAGAGTTGGGGAGGCGCTGTAGAGCGACACCCGGCGCGCTGGGACCTCTACGGCAAGCCTGCGGGCTTTCGGCGCAATGCCGAGATGGCCGCCCTGCCCGACGTGTACAAGTGCCTGGCTTTCAACCTCAACAACTCGGGTGGCACACGCAACTGCATGGAGGAAGCCCAGAAACGTAAAATTCCTGTGTCACCATTTAAGTTAGGAGTTGGGGCATGACGCTAGCCGAGGTCGGTTATCGCATCGAAGCAGGGTTACCGGCGTGGCTCACGCCTGTGCGATCGTTGATGTTTATCTGCGTCGCTATGTGGATGCTGGGGTTAGGGCTATGAACAAACCAGACGCTCAATTCATGTGTGTGCCTGTGCATGTTCTTGGGTCGGTGCATCCTCGGCCAGGTACCGGCTGGGAATGGAATTGCAACTTCCAAGACTGCAAAGGCCATGGCTTCCGCATTGACCGGACTGCGGGCTTCCGCGCCATAGCCCTTCACTGGCGGGAACGCCACCGTTCCTACGAAGAGAGATAGCTATGGTGTTTTGGGGTATTATAATCTGGTCGGTGATTGGCATCATCTTAGCCGAACGCCTTATGGCCAAGACTGCCACCAAAGAAATACTGCAGCTCACCGCAGATAGTCTCGAACGCAACGGCCTACCGAAGCTGACTGGTGTTATGGAAATAGCCATGCTGTGGTGGGCCTCTGTGTTGTGGCCTATTACTCTCATAATTCTGTGGCGTGAGCGAGGACAGAAATGACTGAGATCATCTTAGACCTGCTCCGGCTCTTCATTCTCGTAGTTAGTGTATCTGCCCTCGGTGAGCTTGCGTTCCAGATAGCTCAATGGATGGATCGCAGAAAGAAGAAGCCATGAATTTGTTGCAAGACGGTGCAATCGAGGTGCGAGAAGAGCAGCCCTGTTGGTGTCCAGATGTAGCTATCACTTTAGGTATGTGGGTTACTTATTGCCCACAGCACGGCATGCACCCGGATCCTGATCTGTGGAATTACTCGGTTGCTCCCTATGGGGTGAGAACGCCATGATTTACGTTGACGATGTCGGCATTCCAGCAACCGTGTGGAATAAACGCACAGGTAGATATGTCGAGTCTCGTTGGTATCACCTGATCTCAGACCAGCTCGATACAGCTGAGCTGCACGCGTTCGCCGCGCGCCTCGGTCTGCACCGCTCCTACTTCCAAGAGGGCAAAGACATCCTCGGCCGCGGGCCGGATCCTGGCCACGATCACTACGATGTGACGGTAGGCAAGCGCAAGCAGGCCCTTGGTCTAGGCGCTCAGGGCATCTCCTGGCGGCAGCTGGTTGAAATCACGATGGCCAAGACCCAGGTCTACCGAGAAGCGCGCTCCGTCGATCTGAGCGCCCGGCTATGCCCGGCGTGCGTGCACCCCATCACTGAGCACGAGCATCACCTAGAGTACGGCCCGCAGCCAAGCTGCGAGATCTGGACGTGCCAGCATCCTACTTGTGATTGCGAGATGGAGAGATGATCGAGCGACACCCAGACCCGTGTACGGACGGGCACTTAGAGTTGAACATGTGGAAATGGCCGAAACCATGGAACTGCGATGCTTGCGGCTGGTCGGAAGAATCGGAGAAACCAATTGAGGTCAAAGTTGATCAAGTGTGGCGCTGGATGGATTGCATCGTGTATGTAAGACGTGTAGCCAAGGATAAGAGCTGGGCAGATATCATTGCATTTCCGAGGTCAGGTAAATCATGGCGTAAAAGACAACCCTTGCCGATGGTAGGCGCGGTATTTGTGCGGGAGTCATGGCGATGAGACAGCCAGTAACCCAGGGTGCGGTTTACCAACACTACACAGGAAATCTCTACATCGTTCTGTACGCGGCACATGATTCAGAGAACCACGATAACCGGGGTGACATGGTGGTTTATATGTCGCTCAGTGAGCCGAAGATTGGTCAAGTGAATGTGAGAAGCTTGACCGAGTTTCGGGAAGACGTCGAGCATCCTGCCGGAGGCAAGGTGCCTCGGTTTAAGTACCTCGGCACCGCGCCGAACCGTTAAACTTAGATACCAAACTTATTGCATTCCGGGCAGGTGAGGGGTGCTGCGGGCTGAGACGTGTGGTCGGGTGGATTCGGACAGAAGCCGGGGGTATCTCCGCAAGCTAGGGCAGGGGCAACCGCGGGGCTGAGTACGAGCACGGCAACCGCAGCGGCCGAGGTGGCGAGGGTTTTTAGTAGAGTGGTCATGCCCCTAGTATCGCGCGTCACGGCGTAGGCGTTACAGGTGGCGGAGCGGCTTTGCGGGTTTTCTTCGGCCCCGTGGGCTTGGGCTTCGGGCCAGCCTTGGGCTTAGGACCGGCGGTGCCGCTAGCCGGGGCTCCCCCAGGGTGGCGCCAGCACTTCTCTCCGGCGGTAGCTACGGGGTTGTTGCAGGCACTGCCGTCCTCTGTAGGAGCCCCACAGCGGTTCCCTCCGCTCTTGGGTGGGGGATTACCAGCAGCCCGCGGCTTGCGTGGCGTAGGAGGCGGTTTAGCCGGTGGGTTGGGGTCACCAAAGAACCACGCGGTACCGGCAGAAACCCCCTCGGCTGCTCCGAAGACCACCGTGGCGGTAGTCCAGCTGGCGAATTCCACCACGGCCGCGGTGAGTACGACGCTGGCCACGACAACTGAGAAAACGGCAAACAGCGCGCCCCGGCGCGGTGGCCTGCGCCGAGCCCGGCGCGCGGTCGGCCGGGAGCCCGAACCCAAGAGCCCGGATCCGCGGCTGATGCGGGTAGACCGGCGTCGCTTCGGCGCAGCTGGGGTGTTGTGCACAACGACCAGCGGAACCCTCGGCCTAGCCCGACGTTCAGCCCGACGCTTCCGGATGTGGTCGCTAACCCGTTGGCCTACCGGGGTTCGTGGCACCTCACCTGTGAATCCCGTAGGAGGAGGCGGTGCGGCCTGTTTTGCGGTTTTCGCCATTACCAAGTTGTCCCGTTCGCTGATCGGTGATCGATCTCGCATAGTTCGTGCCCAGGCCATTCGAGACACTCGGTGTCATCGTCCACATCGCTGGGGTATGGGTCATCTGGACGTTGACGGCATCTCTGAGCTGCGCAAAGGCCTGCAACGATGCTGGCGGTCTGGGGGTCAAACTGTGGCATGCTAGCCTCCCTCGCACTCGGACACTGAGTAAGCTGTCAGGGTACCAGTTGCAACTATGCAACTCCAACGGAGCTAGGGAGGATCGTGGCACGGCAATCGTTGGTTGACCAGCAGGTACTGATCGATCTGCTGTGCATGGATATGACCGAGACCGAGCGGGCAAAAAAGCTAGAGATAGCTCGATCATCTTATTATGCCCAACTGGATAAACTCGTTCAGGCAGGTATAATACGAAATCAAGGCACCCTATCTGATGGAATGATCTGCGAAGGCGCACACCCGCGCTCTAAGCATTCGTCTACACACCATGCGCCAGTGATGCACGTTCGCTGGGAAGATTACGAAGGCCTCTGGGGTGTGCAGGGGGCACTGCTGGACAGCTGGGATAAACAATCGTTCAAAGGTCCGACAAACAGCGACACGGCCGTTGTCATTCGGTGGCGTGAAGAAAACGAAGGGAGGCGCCATTTTCACAGAACTTCATTTGTTGTGGTGCCCAGAGGTGAACGGGTAGTGACTCGGCTCGAACGAGAGACTAAAACCCGCTGGTCAACCAGAGACACTTTACGCAATCTGCCCGTTTTTTGGGTGGTTTCTCATAGCACGTTAGAAAGACTCACTATCGCTATCGCGAGGGTGCTGCACGCCGATGCGCTACTAATACCGGAGGGGATGTGACAGTTTATAAGCTATTCAAAATCGGTGTAGGTGTGTTCATCGTAGCTATCTTGATTCTGACCTTTACCACTCTCGCGATTGGAATATGATGGATGAACCCAAGTATCATGTTGAGATTGCTGACATTGCAACACAGGCGCTGGCCGAGGCGATGGCTTGGCGGCTGGATCCGCTGAACGGGATACCTCCCACAGACGAGATGCTCAAGCGCGCGGCCGAGGTGGTAGCGGCCATTACCGACCTAGCAGCACGGCCGTTCGTCGTGCTGGTCTGTGGCTCTGAGAAGGATGCTGCCAGGCTGGCCCAGGCCTGTGGCAAGAACGGCGACCATATCGGGGAAGCGTTGCGCGTGCTCGATCGCCTAGCTGAGACCGAGGAGGCCTTGCCGTGACTACCGCCCACCTGCAAGTAGATAGCCTGAATTTATGGCCAGCGCACTAAGAGCACAAGCGAGGAAGACAATAAGAACTGCCCTGGTGACCGGCGGTATCGAGCGCAGTGCACCTTCTATCCAATCGAGCACCGTCTCTGTCTTCCCTAGGAGATCTTCGCTGCCAGATACAGCCGCGGTCATGTCGGCCTCTCGGTAGTTCGGCCCTTTGAGTATCTTGCCGTCCGCACGCTCATACACTTCTCCGTTTGGTCCGAACTTACTCATATTCGAGCTGTGCACCTCCTTAAAAGCAACCTCCAGATCAATCCCAGGCCGCTGCGCCGCACCGATGACCACATATTCTACATCGGCCGACTCTTTCGCCATTGGTTTTGGGTCGCCTGTGGCTACGAAATGATCGATAGCGTCGCACAGCTCTCTGCACTCCTCATTGAGCAGGCTCTTACGGAGATCAGCCCAAGCTTCCAACGACAGGTTATCTCCGCCGGACGCATCGCTCCATTCTTGGAGCATCTCTGCTCTGGTCTTCATGCCTTGTTTTCTTTCTTCTTGGGGCACTGGTGATCTACAACTGCTCGGATGTGCATGCATTTTGGGCACCGAATCCAGAGGCCACAGCTCGTGCACTGGTGGAAGTCGAAAGGGCCGACCGGCCTAGTTCGCACGGTGCGCTCACCGCGACAGTTAAAGCAATAGTGCTTCTCAGGTACTGCGGGAGGGCTATCGGGTGTCGCTTCTTCAATCATTTCTAAGCTCCTAGGTGGGCGAGTTGTTTAGCTAGTTTCTTGTTTGCCGAGTCTCCGAGGTTCCTGGGGCGGTAACCGAATACGGCTACCATCTCGGTATCTGTGTACCCCTTCCAGTACTTGAGCCACACATACAGCCGTTGTTTAGGTGGCAAAGCTGCGAGGGCTGCCGAGATCTCGCCTTGATGGTAGGCCATCTCTACCTCTCCGAGGTCAACTCGCAGCGCGTCCCAGATGTCTACTTTATCGCCTACCGCGCGCATGCCCGGCGCCCCGGCTAGGTCGGTGATCCGGACATCGCGACACTGCGCCGTCCAATCCCGTATCTGGCTGTACATTCGCTTGACGGCACAAGCTTTGAGCCAAGCATCATCTGGTGTGTCCCCTGGGAAATTCCCGATTGAGCGCCACATGGCTACCCAGCCTTCTTGTGCCAAGTCTTCAGCCCGTTCTGGGAATTTCCGACACATGCCGTTCGCCACCGTACGCAGCCATGGCCTAAACTTCAACAGCAATTGTTTCTCGCTCTGTTTGTTCATTTAGTAACCTCCTTAGCTGCTTCGCTGGTGGATCGATTAGATATCGGAAGCCTCGCAAGAACGTATCAGGGTTGTCACCCCACCTGCCCATCACTTCATTACAGAACCCACAAAGAAGACCTCGCAGGCATTCCCCGCAAATCACCGGGCCGGGACAGCATTTGTGATCATGGTCGTTGGCTAGTCGTTTGCGAGCGCCGGTAGCCCATTTACATAGAGCGCATTTTCCTTCTTGATAGTTGTACAATAGATCATAAAAATCTATGGGCACTCCATAAGTTTTCGCTACGTAAGTTCGGTGGTTCGCTTCGCTACGTCGTTTCTTCTCGATTCGCCAGCATGTTGCGCACCGTGGCCCAGGATGCGGAGCCGGGCGTTTTTGGTGCCTGACATCCTCGCCAGCCTCTTTGCAGATCTTAGGTTTGATTGTCATCGATTAGTGCCAAACTCAAAATCACGTAAGCGCTGTCAATACCCCACTTACCCCCAACGAGAACATAAGTAATCCTTCTTTTGCATTCCCGTCCGGTGTAACTACCTGTTCTCGTATCCCACTCTTTTAGTTGCGCTCTATCTCCTACTTTATAATCACGGTCATTTCGTCGAGCACATCCACGTAATTTGTTATCGTTTACGGCATCGAAATACTCTGACCAAATTTTAAGTTTATGTGTTGTCACGGATTTTATCCTTTCTATCCGAACAACGCCGAGGCCCGAAAGCCCCGGCGCTGCGCTCTCGGCTAATTACTGCTGCGGGTATTACTGGCCCTGAGGCGGGTACTGCTGTTGCTGGGGCTGGTTACCCCAGGGGTTGGCCGGATCCGGCGCCGCGGGCTGCCAGGTGCCCGCAGGCGGGCCTGCTGGGGGTTGCTGAGCCCATGGAGCCTGCCCGTTGGCGGGCTGCTGCGGAGGCGCCTGCTGAGCCCATGGAGCCTGCCCGTTAACTGCGGGCGGTCCCTGCTGCGGTGCAGGCTGCTGCCAGCCACCCTGGGGAGGCGCCTGCTGCGGAGCTGGCTGCTGCCAACCCTGCTGGCCGTTGGCCGTCGCGTAGGCGTTGCCCTGCTGCGGGGCCGGACCCTGCTGCCAAGGTGTCTGCGCTGCCTGAGCTGGCGGTCCTTGCTGCTGCGGCGCGGCCTGAGCTGAGGCTTGACCGTTACTCGGCTGGCCAGCCACAAAGAACCCATCGTTAGGATTCTCCTGCGGAGGGATGTACTGGGCTGTGTAAGTGAACGCCGGGAATCCCGCGCTACCATCCTGCTGCTTCGTCTGCCGAGAGCCCGTACGAGTAATCCACAATTGGCCGCCCAGTTTGAGCCGCATCTCGTTTGGCGTCGATTGTTTCATCGCCTCGATAACAGCCTTAGTGACATCCTTGGACTGTGGCAGCCACACCGAACGCAAACCCTGATCTTCTTGGTCACCCGGCTTGCGCTCATTGGTCTGCATAGTGACAACCTTGATCATGATGGGTCGGTCACTATTCGGCCAAAACATCGGCTCTTTGGTCTTCTTGTGCGTCTGCTGGCGCTCGTTGATGCCTACGATAGTTCCTCCCCGCGGATGACCAACACAGGTGTCATCGGCGAAAGACATATACGAGCCCCCGGTACCGCCCGTGAAGAATTCATCATCACCGGTCTCATCCTGTGGGGCAGCCTGAGGCGGAGGCGCCTGGGGAGCCTGCTGCCACGGCTGCTGGCTAGCAGGCGGGCCTGCCTGAGGAGGTGGCCCTTGCGGAGCCTGCTGCCAACCCTGAGGCGGTCCCTGCTGTGGTGCTGGCGGGCCTTGTGGACCGGCATAGCCCTGGGGTGCTGGCGGGCCAGCGTAGTTCTGAGGCGGGCCTTGCGGACCGGCGTAACCCTGAGGTGGTGTCCCCTGCTGCGGGGCCTGCTGCCACGGTGCCTGAGTCATTTTATTGTATTCCTTTCACTATTTAGTGCGTTGGTGACATCTGGAATGATGCGAGCTTCTGGTTGGCCGCATCGAGGATTGCTCCGGTCCACTGAGCCGGACCGTAAGTAGTAATCCACTGCTGGTAGATAGTTCCGAGTCGATCCGGGCTAGGAGCCTCGCTGATAGCGCGCATGACGCCTTCGTACGTCATGTCAACGAAATCATTCTGTGGAGGCTGCTGGCCCCATGGGGCAGTCGGCTGCACGGGCGCAGCCTGTGCTTGCTCAACAATCGTCGTCACATTCTGAGCATATTGTTGCTGGGCAGCCATCATATTTTGCACTTCTGGCTGAGCTAGAAGTGCTGAGGGGCCGGGGTGCGCCGTACGCATATCTCGCTGCTCTTTGACGAAGCCGACGAGCAACTCAGCTAGCGGACCGCGGTGCTTCTTCAGCAGGTTCTCATCAATGCCCGGCTTGATGAGACGCAGCATCGGCTGCAACTGGTCTTTCTTGGAGAGAATTTCTAGCTCCGCCTTCATCTCCATATAGAAGGCCTCAGGATCGATGCCGTCACTAGGCCGATCAATCAGCTCCTTGATGTACTCGGCCGGTGAGGTGTTCTTGCCCGCTCCCTTAGGTGCTGGCGGCTGCGCACCGGGCGGTGCCCCTGCCGTGGCTGCCTCAGCTGATTGCTGACCGGCGTTCTCGTATCCGGGGTAGCGTGCTGGCTGCCCGGCGGGGCCATGGCCGACCGTGCCAGGAGGAACGCCCGGCGGCAACTGGCCGTTCTGAGGCTGCTGAGTCTGCATCCCCTGCTGAACGCTCTGAGCTTGGATCCACTCGGGAGGCGGGCAGCCCTGCTCTGGGGTGTGCACGTAGCCGCATGTGCCGCACTTGCCGGACACGACCGCAGCGGCCTGGGTGTTGAGCTGCTGCATCTGCTCAGGGCCGAGCTGCTGGCCAGACGCGAGAGCCTGATCAACGATCTGGCCGACCTGCGCTGCAATCCCAGACACTTGGATTTGTTGGGCAGCCTGCTCTAGCGGCCCGCTGAACATCCCACAATGCGCGCATGGAGTTGCCGGGTGTGTCGGCGCTGGCTGGCCACACCCTGAGCACATCAGTACCTGCCCGTTACTTTGGTCATTTGCAATCGCGGCTGCGGGCTCAACGTATCCTGGCTGGGCTAGTGCCCGGACATCAGCGACACCTGCATTCGGAGCCGCGCGGCCTTCCGGGGTGATCGCATTAGCGATGATCTGAGTCTGTGCCCCTGGCACGACCGCCGGAGCCATGCCTGTACCTGGGAAATACTCACTGATGACGATTTTCTGCCGACGCCACGCCCGGTTGTCCTCGGCCACCCGCGCACCGACCCAACCGAGGTCGATCGGCACACGCAATACCTTGGCCTCGCCAGAACCCGGACGGCACCACACAACGAGAGCAATATCCCGGCGTACCGGGGGCATCGCCTCATACTGGTGGGTTTCGTAATTCATGACACCATCAGCGTTGCCGTAGTAAGCTAGCTGAATTGTCTTGCCGTCCGGGTATTCAACCGGGTCTTTCTCAGTCTTCCAATCCAAGATGGCGTAGGTACCGTCATCCAGTTCGGCGATAGCGTCGATCTTGCCGCCGCGGTCATAGATCCGGCAGTACACCACCCGCTCGTTATAGCCAGGCAGCAGCTTGATTCCCTTTACGGCTAGCTCACGCTCGACAGCCAGGATATCCGCGTGGAAGTACTCAGCGATGGTGTCCAGCTTCTCACCTTTACCGAAGTACCGATCGAACACATGGTGTTGTGCAGACCCTAGATTAGATCCGGTGCTACCTCCGCCAGCCTCGAACGCAGCTGCTTCGATCGAGTCAAGCAGCTTGTCATAACCGGGATCCAACGGGTCGGCAGCCCCGGCGCGTGCCATGAGGTCCGGCCGTAGGCCCATGCCTCGGATCACGGTCCGGCGTCGCCAGATGGTGAGCCCAAAGCCGTTCTCCATGGTGCCCGCCACGGTGGTAACCCGCGTCCGGCCCTTGGTGATATTCGGATCGCCTCCGATGTCCGGCAGCAGGTACCGGCGCAATCCATCGCGCGGTACGTCGTCTTCAACAACAGTGCCCGGCGCTACTCCTGCAAAAAATTCGTCATCCATCACTTGCCTCCCGGCATTGCGTTCATAACCACTCTGAGCCATTCGTCCAATTCAGCTAGTCGCCTTTCAGTCTTCTGAACAATCATCTCCTCGATTTTCTTAGCGGCGTCGCGGTGATCTTTCGCGAAGTACAGCAGTAGCAGACCGATGGCCTGAGCAGAGAGACTAAGACTCCCTGCATCATCGTGCGTCGGGCTGTCGGCCTCGGCAAGCAAAGCCTCAGCCTTGTCGATTTCGTCGGCTACAATCTCGTCAGGCATTTCTTTCTCCTCTTCGGTTTTCATACTGATACCTCTACACTCTGGTAGAGACCTCGATACACCGTGCCGAGGGTTCGGCTGGCAAGTTTGATTGTGATGGCATCCGAGGCATCGGCCATGGTCATACCCGTTACATCCAGCCCTAGATTTTGTGCAAACCGTTCTTGGGTAGCTGTTGCGAATCGGTTATTTTGACGCCATGCTGCTTTCTTGTGAGTAATTGTGGGGTCATCCTCTAGAGCTGCATCACTGCCTACTGTCAGGGCCTCTGCCAAAGAGATACCTTCGGAAATCCAATAACCTCCTGTAAAATTTTTTACTGATCCAGTAACCCCTACGTTGTACCGGCCATTGATAAGAGCAATAAAATAGACGCGTGCTTTGCCACTTTTGCTTTTATCGCTGGTGGCGATGAAAGGCATACCGAAATCGGTTTTCAGCCAGCGTGCCGAGGTGCGCTCGAATAAATCGACCTGAATAATGCCGTCAATCCGCTTACCTGTATACTCTCGGCCTTCCGGATCGAGATCCAGCTTGTTGAAGCAGTCGGTGCACAGACTCTGGTCTACCCGCTTGACGTAGCGGAGCACCCGGAATTCTCCGCACTCGTCACACTCCAACAAATCCAGCGGGATATCTTCATCATCTCTCTCAGGTGTCTTTGATAGATCAACCGCGGCCGCCATGTCTTTTTCGTCCAGCGTACCGACAAAATCCATAATCCAAGCGCGATCTTTTTTAATGCCGGTCTTCTCGTTAATCCACGGGCGCAATGCGCGCCCCATTTCTTGGATAAATCGACCAGCAAATTTCGTGCGCCGAAGTGAGAAAACTCCGTCACACCTCGGCGAATCCCAGCCTTCAGCCAGCGCCGAGCAGGATACTAGAACTTTAATCGCGCCGGTCTCGAAACCATGGAAGGCCCATTTACGGTCTCGGTCCTTGGTGTTGGCGAAAATCTCGGCAACGGGCACCGAAGGCACGCCAAGGTGCGGAGGCGGGTTCATAAGACCATTAGCGAAGAATCGAGCACTAGCTTGGGTAGGAGCAAATAGCGCCATGGAAAGCCCAGGCGTGATCTGATGGTAAGCCCGTACCACAGTTTCTAGTAGATCCTCGACCATCACCACCTCTCCAAGATCGTTGTCGTTGTAGTCGCCATCGGCCGAGGTGCGCACCTTCGACATGTCGAGGTCGCCACCCAGTTGCAGCGGGTAGGGCCGTACGAGATAGCCCCGCTCTACGGCCCAGCTGATCGAGCGGCGAAACACCACCTCTTCCCAGACATCTCCTAGGCCCAGCCGGTCTGAGCGCATCCACGTAGCTGTGAAGCCCGCGAGATAGGCCGAGTCTCCGAGGTACTCGTAGAGCCGCCGGTAGGTAGGGGACACCGACACATGCGCCTCATCCACGATGTTGAGCTGCGGCTTGGGTAGCTGCTTCATCCGTTCGACGTTGCGCAGCGAGTGAACTGAGATCACTCGGCATCTTTTATGTACTTCATTCCGGTTAGCTTTGACTACCCCGATATCGTCGGGATCAATGCCCGCCTCAAGCAGCTTCTTGATTGTCTGACCAACCAGGGTGTCCCGGTGTAGGTAGATGTTCACACTACTAGTTCGCGCGCTGCTCAGCACCTTACTGGAAATGTCGGCCATAACAACTGTCTTTCCGCATCCGGTCGGCAGCTGAATACCAAGGCGGTGCAGCCGCTTGGCGTACCCATTATGCAAGGCCGTCGCAGCTTGGACTTGGTAGTCGCGAAGTTCAGTAATCATTAGTTTTTAATTACTCCATCGCGGCGGGCATGCTTAGCCCACCCACCGCCCACCCCTTGCCCAGGCATATGTGATTTAGCCGTAATCACGTCGTCTGCGGCATACAAATTCTCACCTTTATGTCCTGGCTGTCTGCCCACAGATATAAGACCATGTCGTCGCAGCCATGCATTGGCTGAGCGAGATCCGTTTGCCCCAATATACGCTGCAATTTCTGTTGTAGTGACTTCAGACCCAACAACAAGAATAGTTGGTGTTGAAGGTCGTTGAATTGTGTGACTTTTTGGTGTTGGTGCAGACAAGCCAGATGGTGTGTTAAGCAGCGCAAATTCGCCCCATTCTATTAACGCGGCAGTGTTATATGCTTGTGCAGCCTCCCATGGATCAATAAATGCCCCTAGATTAATACATTTTTTATCGACACCTATTTGTGCCACCCATTTATGCCTAGTTTTGCTCCAATGCACACCTTTGTAGCCCGATTTATTATTGGTAGCTAATCTTCGATTAGCTGCATTCTGTTTGCGAGTACACGAACGTAAATTACCTCGACGGTTATTCAAACCATTTCCATCTTTATGGTCTACTACACTGACAGAAGAGTTACCTAGCAACATATTATGCATACTTACTAAATCGCTACTGTCCCCAGATGTAACAGCGTAGTAGGTCGTTCGGGCATCGTGAGCCCGCCATAAATAACTACTTACTAGGTCCCAGTCCTCTTCGTCTACTGTGGCGACTAACCCTTTAGTTAATGAAACCTCCTTTATCAAGACAACACACCCTCTCTGCTACAGCACTCGGCGAGGTATCCGCGGTAACCGTAAGGCCCTCCTTTGATGAGAGTGCCCGCGTCAAACTCAGAGCCACATTCGCGGCAGGCGCCTGGCCACTTGGCCGGAAACCATCCGTGGCTAACCAGCTCGGCTGCCCGCTTCTTAGCCTCTATTTCCTGCCTCTTGGCTGCTGCTTTCCCGCACGAGTACTCGGGCAAATCACAGCACTCACACTTCGTGACCATGCTCGCTCCCCATGAAATACTTGCGGACGTACATCAGGGTATTGAGGGCTTTCTCGCCAGCAAGTCTGCGATCGTTTGCCTCAACTCCATGCTCGCTACACTCTGGGTGAGGCATAAGCCGGTCTCCTTCTTCCCCATCCTCTCTGAACACACAACCGCATCGAAGCTTGCGAGCGGCCAGCTCACGCTGCATTGCAGCAACTGTCCTCTCCAGCTTTCGGACATATTTTTTAGTATTAGTTTTCTCAGCAATGGATACTTTGCGTTGCAAATCAATTATCTGGTCAGCTGCTGTGCGGAGAGCGGTATGGGTTTGGTGATAATTTTCTTGTGTCCTTCTCAGCCGCAGCTCTAGTGTGTTGTTAGAATCGCGCGCCCGATCTACTGACCGACCGAGGGCATGAATGGTGGCTTCCTGGCCCTTGAGCTTCCTAGCTGCTTCCAGCGCCAGCGACGCAGCTGTGTGGTCACCAGTCACCCAGGCGCCGGGACACGGGCTGGCATCGTCGTCTGGAGCATCCTGGGTGTATCCGAGGGCTTCGGCCAAGACGTCGTGAATCTCGCCTAGCTCGATCATCGCTCCGCGACGCTGGTAGAGCACGGCATCCAACAAAACGAAGAGACTGTCGGCATCGAACGTCTGGCCAGGCATCGCCTTAGCCAAGCGAGAGCGAATGGCCGAGGTCTGAGTGTGCAGCCGCTCAACCTCAGAAACTAACCAAAACACATCACCTGCGGTGAAGCTTCCGTCTTTAATGTTTGTGAGTCGGTCGTTCATCGGAGAATACATCCTTTGTGTGGGGTGCTGTGGTATCCGCGCGTCGGGTCGCATCGGTCTTCGACAACCCCCTCGGCCCCGTAGCATGCGGCAGTCAGCTTGTATTTGATATTCTGGGTGATTAACCGCAGTGCGCCGTGAGCTGGGCTGCTGGGGTCAAAACCACCAAGAGCTTGCATGCTGCGCTGAGCATGGCCTAGTAGTATTTCGAGGTCGGCAATTCTGGCAGCTTTGATCTCAGCGATTTTGCTGGCTGCTCCATCAGCCGCGCGTTTGAGATCTTCATGGTATGTGAGCTGCTTACGCAGCATAGCCACCTGAGCAATGAGCCAATCTATGTCTCGTTGCGTTGAGGCGTCTCGATCAGTGCTGCGCTCGAAGATTTCTTCGAGATCACCGGCCACAGTTGGTAAGTTACTACGCAGCCGCTCCACCTCTTGGATTAACCAAGACACATCGCTCACTGCCGGTCCATACACACGAGCATGGCAGGCTTCTTTGATATCACCCAGTCGATCAGCCATTTTGGCCCTCGACAATCGCGTTCATTGTCTCAGGATCCGACATAATCGCCACCGTTTCGCGCAGTCGCTCAACCTCAGCAATCAGCCAGTTTACGTCTCCGCCTGAGATATCACCCGCGGCTGTCCACTCTTCTTTGATGTTCTTTAACTTATCCATCTCCGCACCTCCTTGATGTCAAGGCGGCCGACGCTACACCCTGCGAGGAGTAGACGCAAGTCGTCACAAGTAGACACGGAGCGACATGGCCTGTACAGTCGCCCCGGTGCAGGTGATCGAGACAGAGCTAGGACTACTGAGAGTAGTCAACACCCTGGAGGATGCTTCGGCCCTCTGGGATTGGACGCGCGAGCGGCAAGGAAGTTGGCTCGGTCTAGACGCGGAAACCAACGCTCATGATCCTTTCTCGTCCTCATACCTGCTGCGTACGGTGCAGGTGGCCGATGAGTCGTCCGGATGGGTGATTCAGGCCCAGCGGCCGGACATGCCGCGGGTGATCCAGTCGGTTGTGAGCGCGCACGATGCCTGGGTGGCGTGGTTCAGCCGCAACGACATCATGTTTACGGAGCGTGGCGTACCAGGCTCCATCCGGACAGGCCAATACCACCCGCACGTAGCAGATGGCCAAGTCGCGCTGGCTTACGCTGATCCTCGCACCGTCACTACAGCGAGTAAGAAAGATAATATCGACCCTCGGATTTCTCGGCCTAAAGGCCTCAAGCTTTCGGCTGCTCTGAACCTCGGCTTCGACTATCTCAGTCGGGCTGAGCAAACCATGAATGAGAAGTTCAAAGCGCTTTACAAGCGGGACAATAAATGCACACCTGCCGAGAAGGTCTGGAAGCCCTACGGTTTCGAGCACATCGAAGACACCGATATCGATTACCTGACCTATGCTGGCCTTGACTCCATCGTCGCCTGCCGATCATTTAACCAGTACCTCGGCCGCATCTGGCAGCAGGGGCAATGGGAGCCGTTCCAGAAAGATCTACGCCTGCAATGGCATTACGATTTGATGTGCATGCGTGGCATGCCGCTAGATGGCCCGTACGTCCAATGGCTTGATGCCCGGCTAGCCGAGATCATCGAAGAGAACCGCAAGCTCTTAGGCTGGTATCACATCCCGCCATCAGCCCAGGGTGCCTCGATCAGCGGTGCGTTTGACTGGCTGTCCCAGCAGGGATTCTTGCAGACCGAGAACACCAAGCGGACGAAAGGCGGCGGGGTCTGCTGGGATAAGAGCGTCTTAGAGAAAATCGTTGAGGCGGAGCCTGATAGCTACGCCGGTCTGCTGGCCACGGCTCTTCTAGCGGTCCGCAAGGCCGCCAAATTCCGCAGCTCCTATGTCAAGCCGATGCTCGAAGGGCTAGGCCGCGACGGCTGCGTACACCCGGACCTCCGAGCCATCGGCACGATCTCTAGCCGCAACTCGGCCGCGCGCCCTCCGATGCAGCAGCCACCCAAGCGCGAGAAGCGTCTCAAGATCCGCACCGCTCTCTGTTCTCGCCTCGGCTGGGTGCTGGTTACCGCGGATCTTCAGCAGGGTGAGCCCCGCGTCATGGCGGGATTGTCCGGTGATATGAATTTGCGGCGAGATCTCCTCGAAGGTGACCTGTACAGCTCGATTGCCACCATGAGCTATGGCGACATGTACCGGGAGGCCGAGGGCAAGAAGGCCGGTACCGAGTCCTACATCCTGCGTCAGGCCGCGAAGTTCGCCTTCCTTGCCTGGGGCTACGCCTGCGGTGCTGCGAAGCTGGCGGGCCTGCTGGGCATCTCTGTTGCCCAAGCCCAAGCAGCCATCCGGCGCTGGGAAGCCCGGTACCCTGATCTCATTCGGTTCAGGGACCGAGTAAACCAACAGCCCGCGGCCTTCCTTGAGTCCGGCTGGATCGCACCGTTGTGGGATCGCTATTTCGTTGATGACAAGGGCATTCATCTCTCCACTAAGCCCAGCCGACTTGGGCTCAATTATTACACTCAGGGAACGCAGCGACATCTCTTCGCTACTGCGATTCACCGCATCATTGATGCCGGTTGGTCCTGGGCTCTCTACTGGGTGATGCATGATGAGATTCTGCTGTGCGTGCCTGAGCACATGGCTGATGAAGCAGCGCGCTTGCTGAAATGGGCTATGACGATGGAGTACAACGGCATTCCGATTGAGTGTGATGTAGACAAGCCCCCGTATAGCACACGGTGGGCCGAGTACCCGGATGACTACCTACTCAGCGGTAGAGACATCGTAAAGGAAATTGACGAAGACCTCACAGAATTGTTAGGAGTCTAATGGATGAGTTGCAGGAGTACCCATGTCCCGAATGTGGGTTCGACGGACCACACAACGAGATAGATGATAGTGCTATCGAGTGTGGTCGGTGCTACACCTCTATCGATATATCTGGGGGTGAGCAGGAATGAACACAAAACTAAGCTATCTTGCCGATGTCTTAGCTGCGTTTCATATTGCATATCCTGGGGTCCGTATGGATCATGACGGGTACTTTGAAATCTCAGCCGCGGTGATAAATGCGAATGAGCAATTCGATGCTGGCCAACCATATAAAGTGCCTTTCTCGCTTTGGGAGACTGCGAAATGACGACACTGGAGAAAACAAAAGACACCATCACGAACCGTGAGCTACAGCATTTGCGTGCGCTCGTTAAGATGAAAGTCAAGCTGCTGCGCACGGAGATCACCGAACGTGAGGCAGCCCAGCTGGCCGAGATTGACGGCCGCGTAGCTCGAAAGTTCCATGAGGACAACACCCGGACCGAGGAACTACGCAAGGAGCTTGACCGGCTCACGGCCAGCGCCAACCGCCGATTTAACAAGATCATCGCTAAGTATCCCGACGTGGCGGAGGCCCGGCAAAACCCCTACAGCCGCCCGTGGGTTCACCGGCCAGAGGACAACAAGACACGGTTGCGCCGGGCTCTCGTTGCCGCTGTGAACGCTCAGACCCAAGCTGCCAGGCTTCGGGCCACCAAGCTTGAGGTAGAGCTTCTGACGAAGCTTGCGGTAGGTGCGCTGCACACCGAGGCGGCCCAGGCCTTCGCTGAGGATATCCCTACCGTAGAAGCTCTCATGCCCAGCACCGCGCTGGCCGAGGTCGAAGCTCGGTTCGGGGGCTCCGATGATGACAGCTGAAGGACTGGCCCAGTTCTTTCATAACACCTACGAGCGCCTTGCCCCAAGTCACGGATACGAGACTCGTAAGGAATTGACGAAGCCTTGGGCTGAGGTACCTGAGCAAAATAAGAATTTGATGATTGCGGTAGCTCGCGAGGTGCTCTGCATGCTCTATGGCGAGGAGTTTGTGGGATTGCAGGAGCAGAGTGCTGCCGAGTTTGAGATCTATATGGCTCGGATCGAGAAGGAGCGGGCCAGGCTGCTTCGCCTCTGCGCTTGCGGGCACCCGACTAGCGAACATATCGAGTTGCCGTCTCCGGATGGTATGCCACTGTTGCTGTGCACGCTCTCTGACGAGTGCGGAGACACTCATTTTGAGGGCTGCCTGTATCCGCGGTGTTCAGTTCCTGCGGAGGTGGCCTGATGGGATATGCATGGTATGAGACTCCTATGGGGCCAGGCGGCTATGCCGTCGAAGATGCCTGCTTTGAGGACGGGTGCACGACCAAGATTGACCGCGGGCTCAGCTATCTGTGCGGCATGGCACCGGGAAGGGCCGACGAGCACGGCTGCGGGCACTGGTTCTGTGACGCGCACCTGTATGCCGCTCCTGAAGGTATCGACGGCTACCTCTGTAACAACTGCACACTCCAATACGATGGAGTAGATGATGATGACGAAGAGGAGGGGATAAGCAGTGAGTAATCTGAAAGAGGGCTGGGGTTTTCCTGGCCTTGCCCGCAAAGCGCACTACTTCGTAGAAGACAAAGCTCTCTGCGGAAAGTGGGCATACACCGGCTCGCTAGATGGCAGCAATCCTGAGGTCAAGGGGCCTGACGATTGTGCAGCTTGCCGCCGGTTGTTTGATGCGCGGGTGAAAACCAATGGCTGACATGCCGGTTAAGTACGGGCACCCTACCGGGAATCTGTGGGCTTTCTGGAAATGGGCCGACATCCCCTCTCAGGTGAATGAGGGGCAGGTCTATCTCCGGCGGCTGCGTGTCGTCAATACTCCTTGGTTCAGTGTGTTTGTGCACTGGATCAATGAAGCGGACACCGGCCGACACCCTCACGATCACCCTTGGGGCTTCTGGTCTTGGGTGGTGCGTGGCGGGTACTGGGAAGAAGTGTGGCCGACTGAACGACATTTTGACCTCGGCATTCCTCCTCTTCAATTCGCGCATCATCGCTGGTCTATTCACCGGATGGGTGTTGAGTCGGCACACAAAATCGTGCTAGCGACTGACGGCCTGATGACTGTGGTATTGACCGGCAAGCGCCAGCGTCGGTTTCGTTTCTGGACACCAGAAGGCAAGATCCCTTGGGACAAAATGAAGCCTAGTGAGGTAAACGATGTGGACTGATGCGTCGCTCCTGCAACTCAAAGCGGTGACCCGGCATGCCAAGACCGGCTGGGAGGGCTTCAGGTCCACGCTGCTGGCCGCTGCGCACGCTCTGGGTGCCGAGGTCGCTGCTAACCGGCTGGCCTACTACGAAGCCAAGCAGGCCCTGACCAAGGCCATCTGGGATGCCGGGCACATCCCCAACGCCGACGACAGAAATTGGATCACCCAGGGGCTCTGTGACGGCACACGGCCGCCACCTGACCCGCGGGAAGACCTCGGCCGGTTGGCCCGCGATCTGTGGGCTGAGGGCTGGGCTTTCGCTATGTGGGAAGACCTCGGCCGCGATGTCAAAGAACGATTCATGCAAATAGGCAAAGCTGTCTATGATGCGGGATTCCAAGCGGGTGCTGATTCGGTGGAGGTGAAGCCCTGATGTTTCCTGGCCAAGAGGTGCCCGACTTCATCCCGGCAACTCAGCTACCTCCGGTGTATAAACAAGCACTGTTTACCATGGTGGCGGAATTGGCAGTACAGCATGACCGGGGTATCACCATTGTTGGTTGGCATAAGAGCATCGGGCCGCATTACACGGGATACAGCGGAGTGCAACTCTGCTCGTGCGGCTGCCAAGAAGGAGCCCCCGGTACTTACACAGTGATTACCGACTTAGCGTACATCGAGACACAAGCTAACAAAGAATCAGACAAGTACGGGCGGTGGGTTACCCATATTTCACTGCCTGACGGCCGAGTGGCCGTTGCTATCTCCGCGGATAGCAGGGCATGGTGAATTACCTAACAGTTGCAATCTCAGACGCTTACAGCATAAGGAGATTACTAATGACGCATAATTCAGCACCTCCATTCATCACAGGAGCCGGTTCAATTGTTCCTCAAGCCTCTAAGCCCGCGGTCACCCTCAATCCTAACGACCCATTCGAGAAGCAGCTTATCTCCATCGTTGAGACGAACCGACGTAAGCGCAAGGATTACGCGCTCGACGGCGACCCGTTCTCTAACTTCCGGATGACCTCGGAGCTACTCGGTATTCCCGGCTTCGGAGCTACCGAGGCGGCACTATTCAACGTTATTCAGAAGCTCATTAGGTTGCATTCGCTGCGCAAGAATGGCCGGATTCACGACACCGCCAACGAGTCGGTTGCCGACACCTACCTAGACGCGGCTGTCTACGCGGTTATCACCTTCGCTATCGAAATGGAGAGGCTAGATCCTAATCGGGTGCACTGTGAAGACTGAGATTCGGTACGGGGTTTGTTACCTGGCGAGCGGCATCATCAGCCCCACGGCCAGCGAGGACGAGGCTAACCGGATAGTGGAACGGCTTTTAAGCTTTGGTATTCCAGTCGAGGTGAAATGCCAGAGGGTCACGTATGGAGTCTGGATGAGGCCGAGGGTCAAACTGCTGAGCAGGAAGTAGGTAGTGGTGAAGATTGAGGAGATTCGGCAGCGGGCCGCTCAGAAACTGTGGGCGGAGTTGCATGCCGCGGGTCTTGCCCGCATACCAGGCGCAATGGATGGGCTCGAAGTCCTAGCTATCTATACGAAGGTGGCAGGCCGAGTTGCTGAAGACCCAGATTTTCAGCTCTTAGTGATTTCGATAGCACAGGAGATGGCTTCCGGTGAAGCCAAGATGGCTGAGCGCCGGGCTGCGGGGCCATTGCTGTGAACGCAAATAGGGTTTCAGAAAGGGTAGGAGGTGAGTAGCGCCATGCAGCCGCAACAGCTGCCCCAGGTCTACGGGGCCGCAGCGTGGACGTACGTGCAACGTGGCTGGTTGGGGGTCTTGCCCCTGCCGCCCGGCGCGAAGACCGAACCGCCCTCAGGATTCACGGGGGAGACCGGCCGTTATCCGACCCAAGCGGATGTGCAGCGGTGGGTGTCCACACACCCCGGCGGGAACATCGCTCTCCGGCTCTCTGACACCACGCTGGGGCTCGACGTTGACGCCTATGAGGGAAAGCGCGGCGGGCAGACGCTGGCGGGCCTAGAAGCTCAGCTGGGGCAGCTACCGCCTACCTGGGTGAGCACGTCGCGCGAGGACGGCAGCGGCAGCGGTATCCGAGTCTTCCGAGTGCCCGGCGGCCTGACGTGGCGTAACGACATCGGGGCCGATATTGATGTGATCCGGCGCTCCTGGCGCTACGCCGTTGTCTGGCCGAGTACACACCCCAAAACCCACGCTACCTACCGTTGGTACGCGCCGGGCTGGATTCCCGCGGTCACACCACCCAGCGAGACCGACCTAGCGACGCTGCCGTTTCCCTGGGTGCAGTTCCTCACGGAGAAGCCTGAGGCTAAGAAGAAGCCGACCGCGGACCCTTTCAAGTCCGATGATTTCTTCGTACCAGGCCTCGGTATCGAGCTGGTCAACGGTCGTATCCGGATGCGTCTCGACTCGGTCACCGACCACGCGCGCCGGGGCTGGGCAGGATTCCGGGACACGCTACGCGATGCATCCTATGAGATAGGTGGGTACGTCGGGGGAGGTCACCTCACCTATGACGAAGCGCAGCTTGCCCTCACACAAGCCATCGTCAATGCGAGTATTCCCGCTCGTCCGACTTGGCCAAACCAGGATGACTTGCTGTGGATTCAACAAGGCTTAGACGACGGATCGGCCCAGCCGATTAAGGTTGAGAAACCACGGCCGGTGAACCGCCCAAAAGATAGGCCTGGGGGCACGGGCAATGAAGATGATAAAAAAAGCAGTAACAATGGCAGGAAACTGCCGCTCATTCCGGATGAGGTTTGGGAGCGGCGGGGCTGGTTGAAAGCTGTCAGAGACCGATCGCGGGGCACCTCGGACAGCCCTGACGGCGTGCTTGGTGCGGCGCTGGGCATTTACGCCGCTAGTGTGCCGCATAACGTCAAGATCGCAACGGGCATCCGGCGGCCAATCGGTTTCTCGTTGCTTGTTGGGCTTGTGAGCAAGTCAGGCCGAGGGAAATCAAGCGCCTGGGGTATGGCTTGTGACGAGTTTGCGCCGGTTGATGCGGCGCCTATCTACCCAGTACCCACGGGTGAGGGAATTACCGAGAAGCTGATGGGTTGGGAGATCACTACAGATCCGATGACCGGTAATGATGTGAAAGTCAAGAAGCAAGTTCGGCACAACGCTATATTTCATATCGATGAAGGCGCGGCACTCAATGCCGGGATGCTCCGAGACGGGGCTTCGGTTGGTGCAGTTATGCGGGCTATGTTCTCAGACCAGCAACTCGGCAATGCTAATGCGGACAGCGACCGGGAACGTAACATTCCCCGTGGGCAGTACACCATCTCGCTGATCGTGGGCTACCAGCCCAGCACGGCTATGCGGATCGTGCGGGATACTTCAACGGGCATGGCTCAGCGGTTCTTGTGGTTCTCCGCCCGGCGGCAGCCGACGACAGAGCCCGGCGTACCTGAAGTGCCGAGCTTTGTGCTGCCCCGCGTCACAACTCTGCCTACGGCGACTCTGCCCGGCGGGAAGACACAGCATCTCGTGCATGTAGAGCCCGCAGTAGCGGCTCTGATTCAGCGCGAGAGCGACGAGCGCGACGCTGCGGACGAAGACGACGCGGAAGACGATTACGACTCTCAGAAGCCCGTTGTGGTGGCCAAGCTGGCGGGGCTGGCCTGCCTGATCGAAGGCCGGTCGGTGATCACCATGGATGATTGGCAGCTGGGCTGCGAGCTGTACGCGGCTAGCTGCGCGGTCCGGGATGAACTGATCGAGCTGGACGAAGAGCGGACCGCGGTGGAGCGCCGGACGCAGGCGGCTCAGATGGGCGAGGCCGACCAGATCCGGAAGACCTACGGGGTTGAGGTGGTTAACGTCGCTGGCACGATCGTGCGACGGCTGCAAAAACTTGGTCGATCGGTGCCGCATCGTGATTTGGTGCATGCAGTTGCCTCAAAACATCGCGTTTACTTGCGCAAATCCATAGAATTAGCGGTTGAGCGCAGCTGGATTGTTGAGGTGGAGGGAAAATTTATGATTGGAGATGTCCCGTTTGAGTAATTTGAGGTGTAAAAATTGGTCACGCTCTGTAATAGGGTGTGACCAATTTTTTATTTTTGGTGGAAGTCGAGTGTCCGATTTAAGTAAATTCCGTGTCCGTTTTGGGCAAGTTGTGTTCCAACGTTGGAACGGGTGGTGGAACGTGTTTCCGCAGGTCAGAGCGCGTTGGAACCGTTGGAACCGTTCCACCGTCCACCCGCGGCCAGAGCCCAATATTTATAATATTATAGATTACCGAGGGTAATAATAAAATAGTCTCTTTATAATTTAACTTCGTTGTACTATGTATTTTTATTAGCGCGAGAATATACTACAATATTTACAATATTTCTCCCCCGAACGGGGAGGGTGTTGGAATCGTTGGAATCGTTCCAACGTGCCTTGACCTGCGGTTATGTGTTCCAACATCGTTCCACCGTGTTGGAACGCTGCGGCATTAGCCCAGGTCAGAGCATTGGGCCTTGCGGAAACTAGGGGATTGTGTGATATGATCACCACATGGATGATCGAATACCAGAGGCTCTCACCTCGCTCACTCAGACGCTCCTGAGGCCTTCGGACAAGGCCCGTCTGCTCTCGGCCGCCCAGCGCCGGTACATCAAGCCAGCCACGCTTCTGCGAATCATCACGATGGAATGGCTCGACGCCAACGAGCCCGCGGCCGGATCCCGGCAGGCCGAGTCATGATCCTTGAAACCATCCTCGGAGCTGCGATCGGCAGCGCGATCGGATCCACCATCGGCAGCCTGGTGCGCAGACCCAAGAAGCCCGGCAGCGTGGCGGCCGTGTGCTCGTGCTCCCACGGATTCGGCATCCACGAAGACGGGAAGGTTTGTCACGGCCAGATCCGGCAAATCAAAGCAGACACGGAATACGGCTGTGATTATGTTTGGGTGCCGTGCCCGTGCACGGTCTACGACGGCCTAGAGCCCCTGCCACGGGTATGGGCTATCAACAAGAAAGGAGATTTGATCTGATGCCTATCTGCGGGCAGCAACGCGTACGCGAGATGGAGAGCATCGCGGCAGGGATGCAAGAAGTGCCCTACACATGCCCCAACGAAGCCACGGAGAAAGTCTCCCTCGGTGATCGTATCCACGATATGTGCCGTGAGTGCGCTAGCGATGCGGTCAACGAGTTCAGCGCGGTACAGATCAAGCAAGCTCAGCAGATCGACGCAGCCCAGCTTCGGCGGTATGCAGACATCATGCATACCGGGGCAAAGGTCTGGACGAGTCGGCCAGCCATAGCCCGATGGTTCGAGCAATGCGGGATTCAGCTGGAAGAGTTGGCGGCTGAGGTTTTGGAGGGGAGGTTATGACATCCATAGCTGTGCCAGCCGCATTCGCCGCCCTTGGTTTTTCCGGTCGCTTCCATGAGGTGACCGCATTCCCTGATGACGAGACGCGCGATAAGTACCGGGGTAAAACCCCTTGTTTGCTCAAAGATCCGGGCTGGATGTTGCTTGAGGTTCGTGCCGATGGGCTAGGTGTGGTGGTTCGGCGAGATGGGCACGCGATATTGGATATCTGTGTTGGACGAAGGGAAATCACGCTATGAACGAGCCGGGTCCGGCGCTTGAGGCATGGGCCTGTCGGCAGGGTGGGCACGTTCCGCGGGAAATCGCGGCTTTTTGGACACCTGCGGAGTATGACGCTTGGTGCAAGGCGTGGCCTACAGGAGTTATCGTAGTGAAAGTACGAGATGTAGAGGGATATGACTCGCTGGGATAGGGTGCCTACGTGGATAGACGGCGTGCCGTATTCGCTCATTGACGAGAAAGGGGCAACCTCGGTGCAGAACATCGGGCCACCTCCGGATAACCCCCAGGTCTTCGATCCGGGCGCCCCGGACCCGCTGAGCCGGGTGGTTACCGCGCTGGAGGGCATCCGCAAGGAGCTGGCCCTGCTGCGGGTCGAGGTCGCCAAGGCCAGTACCCGCATTCCGCTGCTGGCCCCACCGCGGCGGCCACGGCCGCCTGAGCCCCCACAGCCCGCCAGGAGGCGCTAGGAGCCCTTCGCGAGGGTGGTTGCCTAGCCCCCGGTGGCCAGCGAGGCTCTCAGAGGCGCTCAGAGGCTCGTTTTCATGATCGACAGGAGGATCCGTGTCCGCACCGCCCTCACCGCAGGTGCCTTGGTGGGGCAGGCTTTCACCGATGGGGCTCGTCCTCATCGTGGCTGGTTATGCCAGCAACCGGCAGATCTCGGAGAGCGAGCTGCCGGACGGCCAACTCATGATCAACGATGGTGGAGGGTGGAAGGAAACCGAATGAAGCAGGGTCAGGTATTGCGCGATGCTATGCCGGTGCTTCGCATGAGCAAGCAGGGCCAACGGTTGCCGAGGGATTCGGGCGCTGTGATGGCTCAAGTTGGTTGGATCGGGCAATCGGGCTACGTCTATGCGCTGGATGACTCACCACGAGATGCTCGTGAGCCGGGTGGCTATTCACCGCTGTATATCCAAATTGGGGTGTGGGAGAACCTCGGTGACGGCAAATATGGGATTAAGGATTGAGGATGTCACTAGAAGAAGACCGGAAACGATATATGGCTGCGGCGCATGCGGTGCAGTCGGCCGTAGCTTTCACTATGGGGCCTGAAACGGAGCCCAAACATTTGCGCGTCGGTATTGACCTCACAAAGAGTGATCAAGGCGCGTTGGCCACACTGTTGATAGAGAAAAGGGTTTTCACCGAAGCGGAGTACTTTAAGGCACTGGCTGATGCTATGGAGCGTGAGAAAACCATGCGGGAGACTGAACTAGGTGTTAAGTTATCGTGAGCATTGAGAATCATGAGCTGGTCCGGCTGGTCGGCCTAACTCATGCCGCGACTAGGCACGTCTCCCACCGCACCAGTGCATTGCAGCTCTACCGCGACGCCAGTGCCGTTGCCGAACGTCGGTTGCCGGGATTGCTTGGGATTGCCGTCGCCGCTGTGTTGGCTACCGCTGCCGAGCAGCGACGGCTGTCCGAGGTTAGTGGCTCTCTCGGCGCGGATCAATCAACGATGGCGCTAGCTGTCGCGGTGTTGGAGATGAGATAGGGGTGAGATAATGGGATTATCGCCGTCAGCTAGTTTGTATTGGGGTTTTGACCTCGGTGATATGACAGACCAAAACACTTGGGATTCGTTGAAACCCGCGTGGATGTATGACGAAGAGGAGGGTGATACTGAGCGGGACTGGAAAGAAGAGCTGGCTACCCGGCTGGGTTGGAAAGAGATGCCAGGGGTAGGAGAATGGCCGCCCTACACTGCTTCGATTGAAGAGAAGGAGGCTTTCCGGCAGTCTCCAGCATACCTAGCTTGGTCGGCCAATCGTAGCGAGATGCATAGGTTAGCCGATGAGTACCTTGTTGAGCTGGACAGCTATGGCTCTGAGGACGTGCCGCGGTATTGTGTTCGAGTGTCATCTTCAGTACAGGAAGTAGACAGTTGGGGCTCAATCAGAGTACAACCGCTTGAGGTTGGTCCGGATTGGCGAGAGAAATTACTACAATTCATGAAGTTGCTTGAGTTACCTGTGCCTGAGGGTGAAGAGCCCGGCTGGCATCTAAACTGCTCCTATGGGTGACCCCAGATGACAACAGAAGAAGTGCAAGAGCTTGTGCGGGCACTCAAGCTCAATCGGCATGATGTTATTATCGAGGCTGTGCTCGTGGTCCGAGTTAAGGATATGGAATCCGGGCACGTCGGTATATCTATATCAGCCACCGATGATACCGATTGGGTGACTCAACTTGGTTTGCTCCGAGGTGCGGAAATCATAACAACCGCGGACATAACCAGAGACCACGATGGGGGCTAAAAACCAGGCGTGCAGTGACGAATGTGCGCGTCGCCTGCGACGGACCTGCCCAACTCGTCGGTAGCCACATACCACACGTACATAAATGGGTCACCTACGTATGGGGCCAGCCCGGCGGCTTTCTCCTTGGTGAGGGTGTGCATAGGTAAATCAGGTTCACTGGCAGAGCCGCCTGCCAGATCTAGGCTCAAGCGAGGCATCCTGGCTATCTTCATGCGGTAGCTGTCGTTGTAGCCAGGTGCTCCGTTGAGCCAGTCGCGCAGCCAGGGGTAGTCCTGGTAGGCCGGATGGCACCCTCCTGGTGCTGTGGGTCCGCGCATCCGGCAACCGTAGTCTGATCACGGTCGGCGCCCAAGTTGGCCAACCAGTAGTTGCAAATCTGCAACTGATCATGAATTTTGGGTATCACTCGTCAGAAGTAGACATCGGCTGGTAGCATCTGGGGCCATGGCGACTGAGACATACATAACCAGGGATGCGGCATCGCGCATGCTTGGCATTAGTCTTCGCCAACTAGACCGATATGGCGACGAAGGCCTATTAACCAAGTACAGCAACGGGTCTAATCGCGTCCGATACAGCGAGCGCCAAGTTGAGGCCCTCAAACGGCGTCGCGATCATTTCGTACCTATCAGCGAAGCTTGCTAGCTGGCCCATGGGCCTTCAAACCGTGGGCCTGCCTTCCTTGGTGGTTCCCAGCCCCCAGGTTCCGCTAGTTACCGGCGGCACAACTACAACCATCCGCTTTGATAACGCGGCGTCGGCGATCCCTCTTGTGTCAGCTGTCGAAGCGGTTGCCGCCTACTTGCACGGAGGCCACTACTCGGCTATCCACCGCGGCAAGGGTTGGGCTTCCGAGTGGAGCACTCGTGTGTACGAGAACGCCCGGAGAATTGCTCGCTGGTTTCTTGGAGCATCGCGCGGCACCAAAATAGTGTGGACCCAAAACACCACGGGCGCTATCAATATCGTGGCGCATGCTTTTGAAGGTCCGGTGATTGCTTTCGCCTTCGAGCATCACGCCAATATCCTCCCCTGGAGGAACCTAACTCTTCTACCTGTGCCGTCAAGCCCAGCTGAATTGCTGGGGGTTTTAGATACGGAGCTTGCCCGGCAGCCTGGCGCTCTAGTCGCGGTAACCGGCGCATCTAATGTCACGGGTGAGCGTCCCGATATTGCTGCGATTGCTGAGCTGGCTCACGCGCACGGAGCGTTGGTCTTGGTGGACGCGGCACAACTCGCGCCGCACTGCAAGATAGACATGCACGCCTGGGGTATAGACCTGCTGGCCTTGTCTGGTCATAAATTGGGGGCACCCTCGGATGTAGGCGTCTTGGCAGTTGCACCTTCCGCAGAGCATATACTGACACAGCGACCTCCGCTTATTAAGGGAGGCGCTATCGTTGATTTCGTACACACTGACGGATCCGTGCGCTGGCTGGATGACCCGCAGGCGCGGCATGAGCCGGGCAGCCCCAATATCGCAGGTGTGATCGGTATAGCGACAGCGATGGATACGCTGATGTCTGTGGGGATGTCCGAGGTAGAGGCCTCAGATCAAACCCTTCTAGAATTCGCTATCGAAGCACTGGCTAGCGTGCCTGGGTTGCAGATGTACCGCATGTGGCCGACCGGCCCCAGAGTTGGTGCGATCACGTTTAATCTCTCTGGCATGCCCTACGCTTTGCTGGGCGCTGTGCTGTCTTGTGAGTTCGGTATCAGCACCAGAGATGGCTGCTTCTGCGCACACCCGCTGATGGCCCATCTACTCGGCCTTACCCCAGAGCAGGCCCGCGCGATGGGCAGCAACCGTCGACACGGCGGCATCATCCTGGGAGCGGTGCGAGTCTCCCTCGGCCTCGATACCACCTACGGATCAATCATGATCTTGGCCGATGCGCTACGGATTATTGCGAAGAGCGGGCCGAGATGG